TGATCGCGTTGGCGACGATGGTGTGGTCGGCGGGGGTGCTTATCGTCACCTGCGTCGGGCTGTCCACGGAGACGATGATCGTGGTCTGGGCAAAGATCCCCGTGCTGATCGGGGGGATGCCAAACCCGATCACTTTCTGCCCGGCGAGCAGTCCCGCGGTCGATGCGAGGTTGATGATGACGGCGGAGCCGCTGGTAATGTCGCCCGTCGTGTTCAGGGTGAACAGCGTCGCGGAAACGACGGTCGTCGCGGCCGGAATGCCGAACCCCGTGACATTCTGGTTCGCGACGATGCCGTCGATGGAATCCACCTGGATCGTCGTCGTGCCGTTGAGGCTCGCGAGCACCTGAAAGGAGATCGCCACGACGGCGGCGACCTCGGTATTCGCCGGGATGCTGCCGCCCGAGATCGGGTCGCCGATGATCGGGAAGTCGGCGTTGCCGCTGGCGTAGACGAGGTTGTCAACGGTCGTGTTGGAGTGCGTGCTGCCGGTCCACACGCCAGCCGCCGTCGTGATCGAGGAGACGGTCGTGCCGAACGGGATGTCGAGTCCCGCCACGTCCTGCCCGACCGCGATGCCGAGGGACGACCCGAAATGGGTCAGCGTGTTGAGGTTGAGGAGGGCCGTCGTCGTCAGCACGAACTCGGTGGTGGCGGCGACGTTGGTGTTGGCCGGAATGTTCGCCCCGGTGATCGACATGCCCACCTGCACGCCGAGGACCGAGGGGTTGCCGTCGATGAGGGTCGAGGTGTGGGTGTTACCGAGCACGACCTCGCTGAAGCCCGAAACGTCGAACCAGCCGAACTTGATCGCGCCGCCGGGGAAGCCCGGGTGCGTGACGATGACGCGCGGCGAGACCTGCGCCATGATCGGCGGCACCCAGTCACCCGAACTCGGCTGCGTCGTCGGCGTGTTGGCGTTGGTGACCCCGGCCACCGGCAGGAAGACGCCGTTCGCCAAATCATAGCAGTAGGGTTCGTCCTTCCCGGCAAAGCGGGTCGAGGCGATCATGCCGTATTCGAGGTCGCCGACCGTCAGCATCGCCTGCACGTCGCCCGGCCCGGTCGGGGCGTTGACGCCGGTGAAGCTGGTCTCGATCTGGGCGGCCGGCCGCGGCACGTAGATGCCGGCGGTCGAGGGGTCGGGGATCAGGTTGATGAGTTGCTGCTGCGCGCCCGGGAACGAGTTGGTGCCGTCGCTCGCGTCAGTGAGGCCGCGCGGCACCCATTTTGTGGTAGCAGAATTTCGTATGGGCACCGATCACCAGCCCGAAGCCTTCGTGATGCGCAGCGCCCGCCCCGAGCCGTTGCCGTAGCGCCGCGCGTCCATCTGCACCGTCTGCGCCCGGTTCCGCGTGTCGTCCACCATGCTCTTATATTTGCCCAGCGTATGCTCGGCGCTCGCGTCAAACTCCGCCCTGCGGGTGTCGCCGGTGATCGGCATCATCAACGCCGCCAACTTCTCGATGAGGTAGTCCTCGTCGGGAAACCAGGGATAGCGCGAGGTGTCGAAGATGTCGGGCATCATGCGCTGATAGCGGATCGAGACCGGGTACGGGCCGACCGGGGCGGGGTAGACATAGGCCACCGGCGCGATCCCGAAGAAGACGCTGGCGGTCGTGCTGGTCCCCGTCGCCGGCAGGCTCAGCGTGATGTTCGAGCCCGAGACCGTGATCGTCGTCCCCGGCTGCACCCCCTCGCCCGCCATCGAGAGCCCGTTATAGAGGCCGCTGCTGACGCCGACCGTGCCGGCGGTGCTGCCCGCACTGAGGCTTGCCGTCGTCGCGAGGATGATGCGCTGCGTCAGCGGGCCGCCCATGTCGGTCGCGATGACGCTGGGCAGCCCTTGCGCGTCGAGCTGCGGGTACTGGTCGAACTCGCCGAGGTCGATGGGAACGAGCGGCATCGGCTGACCGCTTGGAAAGGTCGGCGCCGGGTAGAGGAACCACGCCGACTTGGTGACGCCCTCCGCGCCCGAGGAGCCCGAAGTGCGCAGGTAGTCGAGCGGCAGCGGATAGGGTCCGCTGCCAAAGAGGGTTGTCAGCGAGGGATTGAAATTGAACTGAAAGAGGCCGCGCGCCAGGGCGAAGTCCTCGTTCTGGCAGATCCCTCCGAGGACGATGTTGAGCCCGTCGAGGCCCTGGCTCGCCATGCCGGAAGCCTTGGCGATCTGGTTCGCTCGCGTGATGATCTGGCCTGCGGTGAGCACACTATTCCGCCTCGGCGGGCATTTCCTCGAAGATCACCCGCGTATTCACCCCTTCCGGGGCCAGACGCTGCAAGTGACCGATCTCGACATGGAGGATTCCGGTGATTTCCTCGGAGAATGGTGTGAGCGGCCGCACCTCGACCCACTCCTTTGTCTCGACATGCTGCGCTTCAAAGCGGATGCCGATATTGCCGCGCTTGCGCCGCACCTCGATCAAACAGGCGTGTGGATCATCGGCACTCATTCCGCCGCCTCGCGCTGGTCGTTGGCCGCGTCCGGGTAGAGTTCGGGCGGCTCCTCGCCGGCGATGACCGATTCGAGGTAGGGGATCGCGGCCCGCGCCCCCTCGATCTGGCCGTTGATCTCCATGATGCGCTGATCGAACTGCGCCAGGGCGTTCACGTCCTGCGGCATCTCGACCGAGCCGCCGCGGCGCTGGATGACGCGCCCGGACATCTGCGCCTTGTGCCGGGCGCGGTCGATCTCGGCGGTCTTCAGCAGCTTGAGGTTTGCGGAGAGGCGCTGCTTTTCGAGCGGCAACTGCTCCATCGCCCGCTGACGGCGGGTCGCTTTGGCCACGATGTCAAGCTGGATGTTGAGGTCTTCGAGGGAAATGGTCGCATCGACCGCGATCCTGAAGCCGACGCCCAGGCCATCCGGCCCGATCGGCCCCTGAAACTCGATCTGCATCCCGGGCACCTCGGTCGCCCGCACCTCGATTGCCTTGTCCGTCATATCAATCCTGCTTTTTTGGCGGCAGCAACCGCGCTATCCGGAACCCCGATGAGCGAATCCCAAAAGGGGCCGAGTTCGCGATGCCATTCGCCGTTGCGGAAAACCTCGACATACCAGCCGGCGGGCAAGCGTCGCCATTCGCCATCAACTAACTCAAGGGGAGTGTCGTCGTGGTATTGGACGTCGCCCTCCCTCATGCGCGCGCTCCGTTGAGGTTGAATTTCACGTCGAGGGCGCCGGTCGAGACGCGGCGCAGTTCGTCCACCTGACCCCTGCCCTGGAAATCCAGTTCGTGTTGCTTGGCCCGCCACCACTGTTCGCGGTAGCTGAGCCACTGGCCGTAGGTTCTGGTCACCATCTGCCCATGATAGAGCAACTCCCCGTCGATGCGGTAGCCCTCGTCGAGGAGGTTGCCCTTCGAGTCGCGCATCATCTCGACTTTCCAGGTCACCTTGCGGGCCAGCATCCGCTGCAGCGCGGCCGAGGCCGCGTCCTCCGGCGAGACGAGGCCGGCGTCGGTCTTCGCCATGCGGTCGGCCCGCGCCGTCGCCTGCTTCTTCGCGACCTCGCGTCTTGCCTCCTTGGCCGCCTTGACGCGCGCCGCCCAGATCGCCTCAAGCTGCGGGATGCTGCCGTCTTCCTCGGTCAGCAGCTCGCGCGTCTCGTCGTCGATCTCGGCGAGGAAACGCTCGAACGGGCTCGGCATCCCCACGGCCGGCGGCTCGCTGACGGCAACCTCGTCCTCGATCTCGACCACCTGCGGCGCGTCGCCCAGCGCGGGCATGACTTCCGGCGCCGGCTCCTCGGGAGCGGCGGCCCTTACCGCCAGCGCCTCGACGGCCTCACGCTTCTTGCGCGCCTTGGTTTCCTGCGCCTTCGCTCGGATTTCGGCTGTCCAGGCCATGAAAACTCCCTACGTGTGAACCCAGTTCGCGCCGGCGGCGGAGTATTTGGTGACGAGGATCACTCCGCCCCTCGCATCGACCGCCACGATGTCGCCGTCGTATAGCTGGAGCGGCCCCCGGTTCGGCACGTAGAGGAGGCCCTCGCGCACGAAGCCGCCTCCGCCGTCGATCTGCGCCTGCGGATGCCGGAGGTTCAGGTCGTTGAGGATCGCCGTGTTGATCGCGCGGACATCGGCCTGCGCCATGTTGCTGTGCCAGACGGCGCCGGTCAGCGTCGTCTGGGCCGTCGTCCCTATGGTGATCGTCGCCACTTATGGGCTCCCGGTGTTCCAGGCGTTGATCTGCGCCAGCAGCGTCGGGGTAATCAGCGGCGTGCCGCTCGCCCCGGCCAGCGTCGCGACCGCGGCGGTCAGCGCCGTGTTGATGTTCGCCAGCGTGATCGCGCCCGCCGTTCCCGGCACCGCCTCCGCGTCCTGAAAGTACATGAACTGGTCGATCGGCATCATGATCGACACCTGCGACTGCCCCTGCCCGGGGTTGTTCGACATATTCTGCTGAACCTGCACCGCCGTCGTCCCGCCTTGCACCTGCGCAATGCGGAGTTCCAGCATGACGATTACGTTACCTGCGGCCATGTTGACCTCCTATGTCCAAGTTCCGGTGTTTGAGGCGGTCGTTTCGATCCGCGCGAGATAGCGCTGGTCCTTGATGACCCACCCCTCGAAGACCTTCCAGCCGATCGAGCGGAGTTGATTGTGCGGGTCCGACTTGTCGGCTTCCATCAGACGGTTCCACGAAACCCCTTCGAGCTTCAGGCACGCAAACGAATTTTTGCCGAAGACGAATGTCGGGTAGACCGTGATGCCGGTGGTCGGCGCGGCCGGCGGGATCGCCATCGAGCCGAGGCCCGTGATGACGACGGCGGTGCCCGGCGCGATGCCGATGGCCTGGCCCGCGAACGGCCCGGTTTGCGGCCCCGAGGTCGTCAGGCCGAGGTTGGCAGGGGCCGCTCCCGAGCCGACGCCGACATAGACCGCGTAGGTGAAGCCCGGGGTCGAGGGCACCGTGACATTGATGCCGCCCGCGATGACCGAGATGTCGGCCGAGAGTTGGTAGATGCGGCTCTCGTAGAAATTCTGGATGTCCCAGCCGGTGACCTGGATCGTGTAGGTCGCCGTGGTCAGCGACCCGGTGCCCGGCGTCCCGTTGACCTGGGCGAATCCGGTAAAAGTCGGGATCATGTTGGAGCGGCAGAAGGTGATCCCCTTCCAGTACCCCATCTCGTTGATGTAGAGCCGGTTGATGTCCGAGCGCTGCCACGCGGCGACGACGGTCGGGTTGTTCGCGAGGTCGTCCAACGGGAAGGTGTTGCTGACCGCGACGAGGTGCTCGACCCCCTTGATCGTCTTCTCGCTCGCCCGCGCGGTGTAGTCGATCGAGCGCTGCACGTCCTCGCCGGTCTGCCCGTTCCACATATGGACGCCGAGGTTGACCATGTTGGCGAAAGTGCGGGTGACATCGGTCGGGTTGAGGTTGTCGCCGGCCGCGAGCGAGGCGCGCGAGCCGACCGAGTTGGCGTAGTTGACCTGGGAACCCGACATCAGCGCGACCATCGCGTTGCGCTCTTTCATCTCGCCCAACTGCATCCCCAGCATCCGCGACCCCTCGGTGATGAGGTTCTGCTGGGTCGTGATGATCGAAACGTCGGTGAAGACGAGGCGTCCGGCCCACTGGACCGCCGAGCCCATGACCTGCGTAAACGAAAGCTGGTTGGCGACCGGCGCCACCCCCTCGGCCACCGGGTATTGCGGCAGCGGCAGGCGGGACCAGCGGATCGCCGACCACGTGACGCCGTGCCCGTGATCTAAGGTTTCCTTGTCGGCGAACTGGTAGAGGACGAGGTAGCGCTGGGTTTCCTCCAGCGCCTTCCGGGCGATGATTCGGGTCGTTGCGCCGGCGTACTGGGAACTGGTGTTTACGGTAACGGCCATCGGTTCATGCCTCCGCTACAAAGCAGAGGCGGGGCCTCCGCTCACTCGAATACGTTGTGTCCTGATCGGATGCCCTCGGCGACCAGCCAGTCGTCATGCTCGGGTGTGCCGGGCACGAGGCGTGCGCCGCGGCCGCGCGCCGCAACGTCGCCGCGAGCGCCGGTCGGCTGCGTGCGTTGCGACGCAACCCGGCGGGCCGCGCCGTTGCGCTGCGCCGGAGCCGCGCGGTTGGCGCGTTCGAGCACGTCGTTGCCCACGAGATATTTGAGGATGACTTCGCGATCGGGGTTGCGGCCGGCGGCACGCTCGGCAGCCAGCGTCGACTCGACCTGCGAGCGATACTGCTGGTGAACCCTCGATGTGCGTGCCGCTGCGTCATAAGCCTGTTTGTCTAGTCTCTCGTTCGTCTGAAACTGAAGATTCTGAACGACATTCCCGATCTGCTGCTGCCCGCGCTGCATCAGCGCCTGATATGCCTGCGCCGGAGGCATCATCTCCAACGACGCATAGAACTCCTGCTCCGCCCTCGCCGCCGCCTGCGGGTCAACCGTTCGCGCCTGCATTCCCTGCTGGAACCCGCGCGCCTCGGCCAACTCCCGCTCAAGCTGAGCGGCCCTCTGCTCCGCCTCCTGCGCCCGTCGCCGCTGCTCGCGGATCGTCTGCGATCCGCCGCCGCGCCTGGGTGCGGGAGGCTCCGCGGCTACATCTTCGGCTTCTTCGCCTTCCCCTTCCTGCTCATCGGCATCCCCACCGGCAT